CATCTTTTCCAACAAAAAGGAAAAATGATCATCGTCACAGAAGGCGAGATCGATTGCATGTCTGTCTCTCAAATACAAAATCATAAATATCCAGTCGTTTCCATTTCGATGGGCGCAGGGTCTGCCGCTAAAGTCCTTACAAAAAATCTCGAATATTTCAGTGGGTTTGAATCAGTCATTCTTATGTTTGACATGGATGACGCTGGACAAAAAGCAGCGCAGGAATGCGCTCAATTGTTCAAGCCTGGGAAAGCTAAGATTGCCAGCCTTCCGCTCAAAGATGCAAACGAAATGCTGTTGGCAAATCGTGGTCCAGAGTTGCTTGACTGTATGTGGAAGGCAAAAGAATACCGACCAGATGGAATCGTCAATGGCTCTGAACTCTGGGACGAGCTTATAAAAAAAGATGATGCTGAGAGCGTACCTTATCCTTGGGACGGTCTTAACGAAAAAACAAAAGGACTTAGGAAAAAAGAATTAACAGTTTTCACAGCAGGATCAGGCATTGGAAAAAGCGCAATCGTCAGAGAGATTGGATATCACCTCATTCAACAAGATCAAACGATTGGCGTTATCATGTTGGAAGAAAGTATACGGCATACGCTTCGCGCCTTTGTTGGGTTGCACCTTAACAAACGCCTTACGCTCGACATGGATGGTGTTAATCAGTCTGAGCTTCATGCTGCTTTTAATGCTGTTACTGGTTCCAATCGCCTATTTCTCTATGATCATTTTGGTAGCACTAGCAGCGACAATCTTATCGACAGAATTAGGTATCTTCACGCCTTGGGCTGTGGCTACGTTGTTCTTGATCATCTTAGCATCGTTGTCAGTTCTGGCCTTAGTGAAGGGGCTACATCCGTTCTGAATAATGAACGTGTTTTGATTGACAGCATTATGACCAGACTTCGCTCTCTCGTTGAAGAGACTGGGTTAGGTCTAATTCTTGTTAGTCATTTAAAACGCCCAGAAGGCAAGTCGCATGAGGAAGGTGCAGCGACCAGTCTTGCACAACTACGAGGCTCTGGCGGAATCGGACACCTTGCCGACATGGTCATTGGTGCAGAAAGAAACCAGCAGTCAGCAGATGATGTCCATAAGACACGATTGCGAGTTCTAAAAAATCGTCATGCTGGCGAGACAGGGCTTGCTTGCACACTGGAATATAATACCGATACCGGAAGATTGTTGGAGGTTGACCTAGATGCAGGAGACTTCTGACGACAGCATATTTGAACGTGCAGAGAAACTGGCCTTATTAGCAGTGAAGGAGAAGAAATACATCTATGAGTTTGAGGAGACAATGAAAGCAGTCAGACAAATCGAAGGAGGGTTTAAAGTGAAAAACAAAACAAGCCAGAACGACAGAATCCTAAAGCATCTTAAATCCGGTAAGACCATCTCGCCATTAGAAGCGATGGGCGTGTTTGGCGTTTATCGGTTAGCCGCTCGCATCTTTGAGCTACGCCAGGATGGGCATGAGATCGTTAAGAAGATAAAAGACGATGGGCAGGGACGCACATACGCCGAATATTCTTTAGCTTAAAACATACCAACTGTCGGGGGACAATGACATGTGGATATTAGATATCGAAACAGATGGGCTTCTCGATGAACTCACAAAAATCCATTGCATTGTACTCCGGTCAGTTGAAACAAATTCCGTTGAAACTTATAGCTCTAATCAAATCGAAGAGGGCTTGCGGTCAGCAATGACCAAAGACTTTTTGGTGGGTCACAACATTATCTCGTTTGATATTGCTGCCATTCAAAAAGTTTATCCTTGGTTCAAAGTGACTGAGGAAAACGTGATAGATACTCTTGTCTTGTCCCGTTTGGTTTATGGCGATCTGGGAGATGAGGACCGCGATAAACGACAGAGTTTGCCCAACAGGCTCAAAGGCTCGCATTCGCTTGCCGCATGGGGACATCGACTAGGGTGTTTCAAAGGCGATTACCAAGGTGGTTGGGCGCACTTTAGTCAGGAGATGCTTGACTATTGTGTACAGGACACTGCTGTCACTCTGAAATTGTGGCAAAAGATTCGATCTACAAAAAAACTGTCGCGGAGGTCTGCTGTTCTTGAACACAAAGTACAGTGGCTTATTGCGAGACAGGAGCGGCATGGCTTTCTTTTTGACGAAAGCAAGGCACACGAATTGTGCCAGAAGCTAAATCGCAGACGCGCAGAGATCGAACAGGAGCTACAGGCAGTGTTCGCGCCTTGGTGGACGGACCTTGGTGAAGTCGTTCCAAAGAGAACCGCTAATTACAAAAATCCAAAGCGAGCATCAGTAGTTAAAGGTGCGCCATACAGCAAGGTCGTACTCAATGTTTTTAATCCTGGTTCTCGGCATCACATTTTTAATCGTCTTATGGCAAGAGGGTGGAATCCGAAAATTAGAACGCCTGATGGGCGTCCAAAATTGGACGAAAAAATTTTGTCCGATTTGCCATATCCAGAAGCCAAAATTCTGTCCGAATATTTCCTAATCCAAAAGCGTCTAGGAATGCTGAGTGATGGCAAAAATTCTTGGCTAACAAGTCTTAAAAAGACAAACAGAATACACGGCAGCGTCCTGACTTGTGGGACAATCACAGGCCGAGCGTCAATGCGGAACCCTAATTTGCAACAAGTGCCATCTCTGAATTCGCCTTACGGCAAAGAGTGCCGTGAGCTTTTCAAAGTACCAGAGGGAAAGTCGTTGGTTGGTGTCGATATGTCAGGCATCGAACTACGGCTGTTAGGACATTTCACACATAAATTTGATAACGGTAGTTACGCAAAGGAAGTGATCGATGGAGACATTCACACGCATAATCAAAGAGTCACTGGTCTGGCTTCTCGCTCTGTTTGTAAGTCTTTTATATACGCTGTGGTCTATGGTGGTGGAGTCAATCGCTTGGCTCAAGTCGCCTCAATCTCAAAAGAAGACGCTGCTACAGCAAAGGAAAAACTTTTGGAGGGAAATCCTGGTCTCCAAAAACTTATTGACGCGGTTCAGAAATCTGTGGCGGAGAAAAAGTACATAACTGGACTAGATAAACGCCACCTTCCAGTAAGGGAATCGTACAGGGCGCTCAATGTTGTCCTGCAATCCGCTGGCGCAATCACAGCAAAGCAATGGCTTGTCGAGTTTGACGACGAAATACAAAAGCGTGGATGGCGTAACCGTGTTCAGCAAGTAGCATGGATACATGACGAGATACAGATTGAAGCGGATGAAGAGATAGCTGATGAAGTTGGTCAGATTGCTGTCAACTCAATTGCTAAATCTGGAGAACATTTCAATTTGAATGTGCCGCTAACGGGGGAATATAAAATTGGAAAAAACTGGGCAGAAACCCATTAGCATTGAAGTCAATCTCATAGACTCAATGGGTAGCGACAAGACTGTCGTAGATGCTGCGAGAGTTAGTTTTAATTTTCGTAAAAAAGAATGGGATGATCAAAAAGATACAGGATTGATTTCGTTCCTAAGTAGGCACAATCACTGGTCACCATTCTCGCATTGTTTTGCTACATTCTACATCAAAGCGCCTGTCTTTGTTGCCAGACAGCTTGTTAAGCATCAAGTAGGCTTGGCGTGGAATGAGGTATCGCGGAGATATGTGGACAGTAATGTTGAAAGCTACACTCCTGCCGTATGGCGTAGACGCCCTGTTAACGCAAAACAAGGCAGTGGAGAAGACTTAGAAGATAAAGATGGTTTGTGCGACTACGTTTATATGGATGCCATCAGGCATTCGGAAAGCGCCTACAAATATCTCATCAATCACGGCGTGTCTCCGGAACAAGCTAGGGCGGTTTTGCCTTTAAGCTTAATGACCGAATGGTACTGGTCAGGTTCGTTATATGCATTCAGTCGAGTGTGTAAGCTGCGTCTCGCGGACGATGCACAAAAAGAGACGAGGGCTGTCGCGCTACAAATAAGCCAGCATATGTCGGACCTATTCCCTGTTAGTTGGAAGGAGTTACTAGATGGCAACCGTACTGATTGATGCAGACATCTTAGTGTACCAAGTGTCAGCAGCAGGAGAAGACGTAGTCAATTTTGATGAGGACACTGTCGTTGCTTGGGCAGACGTTGAGGCTCTAGCACAGGTCGCAGTTAATAGTGTGAGCGACATCCAGCGCAATACAGATTGTAACAATGCCGTATTGTGTTTTTCAGATCGTCAAAATTTCAGAAAAAAAATTTTAACAACTTACAAAGCTAACAGGTCAGG